GAGCAAAATTAACTTCCACTACCCTCTCACCAATATCCGTTAATATAGTATCAGGAGCATTGAATGTCTCAATACCAGTACGACTCTGTTCTTCAGTAGTAATTGTAGTGGTAACTGTTCTATTCCAATTTCTACCTCCAGTATTAACAGAAGATACATCAACACCTGTCCAGTTGGTTTGCCAAGAATTCCATTGAGTTCCCATGGCATCAGTGGCATCGATAATAGACATCATGGCATCATATATGCCTACCTGATTCACTACCAACTCAGGTCTATTCTCTGTGTCTTTCCATTCATCAGTAGATGGGGAAAGTTCTACGGTGCCTGTCCATTCAAATACTTCATATGGATTTACGTTGATGGTGCTAGAGGCTTTGTTCTGATTAAACAAAGTGGTCTCTGAATACGGCAGTGTAATCAAATCTCCAGTTCTTTGAACATTAGCAGAATTGGTGACACTATATTTTAGACCAGCATTCTTCTCATGAAACAGACATCTGAGTCTATGATTATCCCTATCCATTGCTGCCCTATACTCAGGGGAATGAACATTACCTACATTATGAGTATTAAAAGAATCTACTAAAAATCCAGCTTTAAGTCTTGTGGTCTGAGTTGCAGAATCAATAATATCTTTATTGGCTGCCTCAGATTCCAAGAGAGAAAGTGAAGTATAGTATTCTAGATTATCAATCCTCTTTTCTAATTTTCCGATATCACGCATTGTGTATCGTTTATTATCTATTAATCTAGGGATAACTTCTTCTGGAGTAAATGTATATGCAGGCACATACATTTGATATAGAACCATAGACTCTTTGGGCGAATCTGGCAACTCAGGGTCTAATGCCGCTACACCCTTAATGACATTAAAATTGCCCTTGGAATCAACGACTATCTTATCCAATCGATTTAAGTAATACTGAACATCTGTGGTGAATGTAGTAGATGGTTTGGGACATGTAGAAATAGATGCACCATCACCTACGCCATGAGCACCATCATCAAAAGCCCCACCAGTATTTTTCATTCTGGGTCTAAAGTCAATAGCACTTCGAAGTTCTATTTCATCACCTGTATTAGAGGAAACAAACTTAGGTATATCTTCATATGGAATAACGCCATCATAACTATCGACACTAAAGAAATCACCAGATTCATGAGTGAAGTAACTATATTTTATAAGCAATCTTCCCTTGGGAGTAAACTGGGTTGCTGGTTTTATTTTGATACTGGTCATATCATAATAGTTATCTTTATGACCATTATCAAAATCATAATATTCTTTTACATCTGGATGAGAACCATCAGAAGCAGCATTCACAGCAGGGTCTTCTGAATCATATACTGCCAGAAGTTTATACCCATCAGCACGTTCCAGTGTCATATGAGATGTAGGAGTAGTTATAGCCTCTAATTGTTCGTTTGCGATATTACCAGAATGGACCAACGATTTCATCTTATGAATTGCCGAGCGTCTTGTCCCTGCTATCAATTTTAATATTGTTCCATCAGGTTCAGATACCGATATAACAACAGAACCAGACCCAGATGCAATAGCTACATTAGCAGAGGTGAGATGAATTATAGAACCCGTTGCTGAACCACCAGAACCAGCAGTAACGACAGTTAAAATCCATTCTCCAAATGACCATGGATTAAAAGTTTCCGTTGCCCCTACTGTGCTATAAGTTACCTGAGAAGAAGCTGCGGTTGCTGTTCCAATCTCTTTTACTACATCATACACATAATTAAAATCAGCAGTCACGCCATCTGGCTGAGAGTCACAAGTCTTTACACGATCAAATGGTAGTTTGAATACCATTGAATTTCTTTGAGGAGTTTTTATTACTGCTTTATTACTAGAACTAAGAACAATATTTGCCTGAAAGGCAGGGTTATCAGAATTATAAATCGACTTAGCATCAGTAAATAAATCCCCAGTATTCATTACTACATCAAACAAATATACTCTGAATGTCGCATCTGCATATGAATTGCCACTGGTGCCTTCTGTAAGTCTTTCTATGGAACGGATTCTCACCCACCCAATTATAGATCCAGTTTTATTTAATCCATCATATAATTCTGTTGTTTCGAATGTAGAGAGATCAGGCATACCTTCCATTGCCGTGACATCAATATAATTACCAATCAGAACTGGAAGAGCTGCTGCCTCGAACAGAGATGCTTCCCGTGCCTTATCAAGGGGAACTCTGATAGTAGATAGAGTTTCAATTTCGTATCCCTGAACATATGCTTTACTGGGATCAAGACCCACTGATAACTTAGTCGCATCACCAGGACTATTGATATCTGTATCTTCTTTTAAATCAATTCCAAAATGACGAACCGTATAGTTTCCTGATTCGTCGAATGTTCTACGGGCAAGTGTCTTCTCGATGACCGAGTAATCTGTGCTTCGAACATGACTGATAATAGTTCCACCATCAATCTGAATAAGAAGAACGAAGTCATCATCTGTCCCAGCAATATCTGTGCCAATGGCCTGTGCGACCAGGGAAGTTTTTATCTGATACCTATGGGCACCCGGTGCAGCGTAATTGGATGTTCCATTGGCATTATCATTAAGAGAAGTATCCTCTGCCGAAGTGATAATAGATTCTGTAATCTTTAGACCAACATCATATGTAGGAGTAGAACCATATTTCTCAATGATCAACTGTTCTTTTTGAACTACTACGAAGTTACCCTTGATGAAGTAGATGCCCGATTCAAGGAATGCCACGCTACCAAATCCAGCTGGAGTTCCTGTTGCGACTTGCATGGAATAACCAGATGCCCCGATATCCTTGAGATGTTCAGAGGCAGCAAATACCTTCTCTTGCCCATCACCTGAATTTTCATACTGAAGATAAATGGTATCTGGATCAGAACCCGAGGCAGGTGCAACTGCAACAACCAGCGCCTTTAGATTAGTGGTCAGATTAGATGTGCCAGTATTATATGCAGCAATAGTTAATCCTATGAGTGACGATAAATCAGCGGCACTAGAGGATTGAAGTTTAATATAATCTACAGTAGTAGAGGCAGATACATGACCAGGGATGACCATGGCACCTTCTTTGAAAAGATGGTTACCTACCTGGGTTACCTGATTCTGAAGAACTGACTGTATCTGTGTTAGTTCCCGAGCCTGTACTGCATGTGACGGACGAAATAATATCTTATGATACTTCTCCTTGGGAGAAAGATCATCAACTGACGTTGCGGTTTCGAAATCGTCAAAGTATGGTTTTATATTAAACTTAACTGACATTGTTTATATTTCCTTTATAATTCTAAAACAATCTTGATTGTTTCAATTTGGTCTGCTGCACGAGTAACTGGTGTCCTGTTTTCTAAAAATATAACATCACCAGAATATCTTGCGACCTCTGTATTATTTACAGCCGTTACATCCTGACCAGATCCAGAGGCACCATCCAATCTAGCAAAATCAGATGTACTAAAAGATTTAAATCCTGTTACATCTGTTTGATGAAATCTTATGATACCATTAGTAGAGTCATAATAATCTACTACTCCCTTGGCACCTGTACTGGTTCCCTCTACAATACTGTCAAGGGCAAATGAACCACCTGTTGCAACGGTCAGAGATTTAGTTGCTGACATTGTATCGGAAGTTGATACCGTGGTTGTTCCATAATTATATGGGTCCTTTATAATTCCTATTTGACGAAAATCATTATTCACAATAAAGTCACCGGAACCATCACCATATACTAATCTACTGTTCAGGGCGACATAATGAGAACGAAGGTCTACACGAGGATCGGCACCATATCCGCCAATGGGTCCCAGGACAACTCGTCCCGTGGCACCTGTTCCATTACCACCAGTGATAGTAACATCTGCCTCAGAATATGCAGAACCATAATTCGTAATATTGATACCAGTGACAACACCAGATGCCGTGGTAACTGTTCCTGCAAATCCTGTGCCATTACCATTCACGGTAATAGTAGGAGTCGCCGTGTACCCAGAACCACCGGACACAATCTTTACATTGTGTATGGCACCTGCCACGGCATTAGACTGAACGTCCCATTGATTCTGGAGTGCTGTATCTGCACTGGAACCAGGGTCCGAGGAAAGATATGTCACAGGAACAAATGCCGAGGTCAGAAACTTAGTCGCACTATCTGTGGTGAGAGTGAACAAATATTTCCATATGTATCCATCATCTGCCGTAAAATCAATTACACCAGAAGTAGAAATACCTGTGGTATCAGGATTCTTTGAAGACGTTCCTCCTGATCTCAGGCAAAGGTATACATTATTATTATCAGAGATGACATAATATTTCTTGGACTCTAGGGTAGTATCACGATCATCATACTCGTCATATGTGGTCCCAGAGATCCATTGGTTCCTTGGAGATGCGAATGTAACATCTGCATCTGCAACTAACTTTAGACTCTGCATCCTTTGATATGCATCAAATAGAGTAGAGTATTGATTATCATAAGGAGCATCAGGAGCAGCATCATCAGACCATGCCTCAGACCTTCCTATGAATAGATAATAGGATGCCGAAGTAATATCGGCAATTAGTTTTTTTGCCATATCTAATCTGAATTGGCTTGTAATGATAGCTGTCATATCTGTTATTCCCTGTGGAGTATGTTTTATTTATATGATTATATCACTATGGAGTAGTGATTGTTATTTCTGGTTCTATATTCCCATCCACAATCTTACCTTCTATATCTGTGAATGTAGTAGAAGACCAATTATGAATAGGGGAAGTTAATTTAAATTTAAATCTATCGAAGTATTCCCTCATCCCAAATACAAGATGATGATGCTGGAACTTGAATTCCTTTAGTATATATGTAGAGAGTATATTATTATGATACTGGTTACTGAAGTCAGGTGCCCCTGCCATCGTAACAGGAATAACAATAGGTATGGGAAGACCACCTGTTTGCCTTCCGGGCTGTTGCATCGAGAGAATAGAGTTCAAGTATATGGTCAGTAATATCTCACCAAAGAAAATGAAACCTGCCGGATGTACTAATCTATTGAATGCATTATTCCAGAGGTCTGCATTACTACCTGTCCGTAGAACATAAGAAAACTTTTGATAGTAATAGGAATCCTGTAACTTCTTATCATCAGAAACAAACCCATCATTAACAGTAAATGATCCGGTATCATATATTTTTATGACATCATTATTCACAAGATCCAGGGCCATGGTAATATAGTATTCTAATTCAGTGGAACCAGATTTTACAGAGGTAGTATGATTAGTTACTCTGGAACCATTTAAGTATACCAGGGGATCATCATATCCACCCAGAATGACTCCATTATCATCTGCCCCAGATATCACTTTTCCATAAGAGGAACCAGAGATAGTATATGTAAATGAAGGAGTATAATTAGAAGGCCCAGCGATCACGGCTTCCCTCTGAGAAAACCATTTACCATCAGATGGAATAAACATGTCATCCTTGGGAAAATATATTTCTACTTCATCATCATAAAAGAATCTAAAGAATGCTTTAATAGAATCTATGGTCCCACGGCTCCGGTATATCTCCACTAAATGCTTATACAATAATCTAGGAGAAGCAGCGAATGAACGAGGAATAGGTTGCCCTATCTCATTCTGTAATCGGGACAGAAACTCAGTGGGCGTTAAATCAATATCACGATCCATTTCCAGTGTATTGAGATAGAATAAAGATTTATTTTCTGTCTCCATGAACTCCAGATACTTCTCCATGAATACCAGGATATCAGGAGAATCGACTCCCACATGCTCTGGAATAACAGAGGATACTTCAGATTGAATATTAAATCTCATTACTTAGTCACAGAGGTAGTAGTATAATTAATACCAGCACTGGTTCCGCCAGTGATCATGGTATCAATTTCTCCCTTGATCACAGCATCATCTACCATGATAGTCAAGAGTTCATTACGATTAGGTGCCATGTCATTCGAGTTAGGTTGCACAGTGACCTCTAAATAATCGACCGTAGAGTCCACTATACTCGCCGGATTAAATCCATCCAGAATAACCTTGCCCTCAGACTCTTGGATGTATCCAATATTATTATGCAATACAATATTATTAGTATCAATGATCTGAATTGTTCTACGACCATCCAGGGTATTCAAGGTATCCTGAAGAGTACATGTCTTGGTAAGATATATAAACTCTGTACTGGATATAATAGATGAAGGAATAGATGTCTTAATGATAGGGGAAGAAAATTTTAATTCATACTTTGTCTCGGCACCCAGTGTAGGCACAAAACGCTTCTTCATGTATAGTCGGACCATAGAATTAATGATACTAAAATCTGTGGCATCAATGGCATGAAGAACCACGGAATACCTGAATACACCATCAA